TGCTTTGAGTAGTCTCTTAAGTACTAACTCATTATCAATTTGGTTAACTGCTTCAGATATAGTTTGAGCAACTTGCTTACCGATTGACTTGCAATCTTGCTCCCATTGATCTTTAATATTATCCCAGTATCTTGCTGTCTCACCATTGATATAGTAATTTCTTACTGCATCATTGATAGCATCTAATTGATGATAATATGTTATTAATTGTGGTGCAATCTCTTCTACTAAATTATCTCTTACTTCTCTCTTACTACCTTTAAACTTGTTACCATTAGCATCCTTATAAATTCCTGGTGAGCAATTAGTATTGTCAAATAGGAAATTATTTAATGTACTGTTAAATGTTCCTGAGCATACTTGTATAGAGTCAAATCCATTTTTATAGTTTTTAACTGATACTGATAACTGTTCACAATTATCAAATGTGATTAATAGATCACCTTTTAAATTCTTATTTCTATACTCTGCATCTACACAAGTGAAGTAAAACTTTCTGTTAGGGAACTGATTAATAAACTCTGGTAGTAATTGATGTACTGTCTTATCAACATTTGTTTTATACTTAGAGGATAGGAACTTACTTAATACTCCTCTCTCTGTACAATATGAAATCCACTCCTCTTCCTGAGTCGCAGAGCAATGTGAAATTGCTACATCATGATTCTCTGCGTGCTTTTGTAATTCTGCAGCAAGATAGATTTCAGCAGCATCTTGGATGTAGTGATCTGTAGATGAACCTGCTCCTCTTTTTGTTTTTGTCATTGATTCGCCTTTGCAAATAGTGTTTATTAATCTAACCAAGAATCGTTTTTTGTAATCTTGAGTAGGTCGGGATTCTTTCGAACCTCATGTTGATAGTCTAACTCTTTATACAACTTATTGAGCAACTTTGTAATATAAGTTGATCTTTCTAGTTTGTGAGATAAAGAGATTAACTCCTCAACATGCTGTTTACATTTTACAAGTGTAAAACATTCTTGAGTTGATACATCTATTTTACTATCCATTTTTAGAATAACCTCCTTGTGTTGTGATAGTAGGTGAACTGTCCTTATGGTCAGCGATAGCACCTAAACTGATTCTCATTTTATCATGTACATAAGGTGGATTTCCCTTATGTATCATGCTACTATCAAATACTATTATTCTACCTTGTCTAAATCTAACTCTATCACCAGTTATAAATTCTGTATCACCTGATTCACCAAATGCGTGGTATATTATACTTGTTGCAGGTATGTGTCTATCATCATGTAATTGTGATTCCATATCAGGTGATTGAGCATTAACTAATAACCTATGGATATGTGATATGGGTTGATCTCTACATATATCTTTCTTTATACATTCGCAAAAATAACTAAAGAACCAATAGTATGGTGATGTATCAGTAAAATTATCATCCCTGATAACAGTATTACCCCAAAACCTAGTATCTTTATAATCACCATATGGTGCATTATTATAGTATAGTGGGCAATATTCAGTTAACCATTGTGCCACGTCATCAACAATCCAATCAGGAAAATATCCGTCAATGACCTTGACACCTTTTATATTATATGTCATGCTAGTTCCCTCACTAACTCTTCTTGAGTTGGTATATACTTATTACCTGTTAACCTAAAGTTAGCAGATATAGTAATACGTTTATGTTCTGATTTTTGCATACTTACTTGATGATGTTGGTAGGCAGGGAATATAATAATATCCCCTTCTTTAACCTCAGGAAACCATGTAGTATGTACTGGGTAGTATTTACTAAAGTTACCTAAATGTACCTTTTGGTCAGGATGATAAAATATAAAATTAGCATCCTCCTCAGGTATATAGTCCATGAAATATGCACAACTAAATGTACAATCATCCCCACCTGCGTGAGTATGTACATCCTGCATATCTCCCTGATTATATACATTAATCCATGACTCAAACATACTTATTCTATTGTTGACATCACCACCTAATTTCATGTGCATATCCATGAGACTATCTTGTATTGCCTTCTCAAAAACATCCCATGAAAAGTCTGTTAGATTTGTATTACTATCAAAACTGGATGATAGGTTACAATTCCACTCACTTGGATTATTTAATTGTGCATCATCTAATTCTTTAAGAAATAATCTCTTAAGGTATTGATGACTTGGCACTTCTCCATGATAATAAAAACTTGGAAATAGTGCCTTAATGTCTCCCATGTTATGTGACTAAAGAAACTGGTGGTTGTCCATCAACAAATATAGCATCAACAACTTTCTGTAGTCTCTTGATGATATGTTTAGTCTTAGGATGTACTGGTACTGTTACATAACCTGTTGGTTTATTGTATAGTTTCCAGTTCATAGGTGCTAACTCACCTGAGTTGATTCTATTACGATCATCACTATCTAGTCGAATAACCCGACCTATAGTCTGTGCCATTTCGACAACTGATAAGTAACGTAACATAATAGTATGAGTCAATCCAGATACGTTAATGCCCTCTGAAAGTATGCTGTAATGAAAGCATATGAATGATATTGTATCATCTTTTGACCACTCATGCAATGTTTTAAGGAATTCATGACGTGATACTTTCTTGTCATTAACATAAGCACCAAATTTACTGGTCACATGTAATACATTAATGTCTCTCTCTTTGAGTTCCTCAAGTAATGATGTTTGACCTAACATTTTACCTAGTACCTTAGAACTAGGAACTGATACTAATACCTTAAGTACACCATCATCATAAGCATTATCAATGATGTCTATTATACTATCTTGTGCAGGTTTTTCTGTATTAAATGGCACAATAGTAGGTGGTAGTATAGTTCCACTCTCTATTAATTCTTGTGCCTTCACATTGCAAATAGTATTACCATAGACCTCAACATTATTCATACCTCTTTCATGCTTACGAGATATACGAGGTGTTGCTGTGAAGAAATAGTTGCGTGTAGCATATCCTGAGAAGTACTTGGTACTCTCAAAGAATGATCTCGCTACACTATTATGTGATTCATCATAATATACTGTATCAACCTCAACATCTAAACATTCTTGTATCTTGTGTAGTGAATGATATGTTGTAAATATGAGTTGATTATTAATGCTATTGTGAAACCATTGTGTGATCTCATCATGCTTAGTAGTATTAAGGTATTCACTCTTACCACTATGAACATGTAATACATCAGCATCACAATATTCCATGAAATCTCTGCATAGTTGTTGTGCCAATAATATACGAGGGGCGACTACAACTATAGTCTGTGGGATGCTTTTTGAGAACTGGTTTAGAGCATCCTGTATCATAATATATGTCTTGCCACCACCAGTAGGCACAATGATTTGACCTTTATCATCCGATACCATAGAGTCTAACGCTCTCTGTTGATGTGGTCGTAATGAAATAGTCAATGAAATAATAATGTAATGATTTAATTGTATCAATAAAAAAGCACCTGTGTAAAGGTGCTTGTGACAGTTACTTAATTGCTACTCTGTCAGGAACTTTGATGCCTGTATTCATAACAAAGTTAACTACAAATGCTTCGAGGTATATTAATGGTAGGATAACAAAATCAATACCTGATAGTTTGGATAGATCAGGGGATGTTGTCTTGGGTTCTACTTTAATAACCTCAACTTTAGGTTTCGCAGGTGTTGTCTTGCGTGTCCTTCTTTTGCGAGGTGTTGTTGGTGTTGTCAATGTAGATAATAATAAATGACGAGAGAAAACAAAACGATTAACTGAGAGGTTCGACTTAAAGACCTGTTCCACCTGATCTATAAGATCAGGGATGAGATCACCCATGCCTCAGTAGGTGGTTTGTTTTCCCATTAATATATTACCATAGGGTCAACCCATTGCAATCATGCTTGTGCCAGTTTGTTGACCTGTCCACACTTACAATCGGGGCAATCGATCTCTGATCGGTAACCTTCCAGTTTATTCAGTAGTTTTCCCAGTTCTAAACCATTTTGACAATAGTTCCCTAAACTCTTGCGAACTGTGTCGATCATAAGATCAGTTTCTTCAGGACTAAAAACGTATCTCATAGTAGCAATGCTCCGATAATGAACCCCTTACCAAATGCTATGCATAACATTTGATAGTCTGTTAGATTCCACTTATCTTGTATCTTTTTAGCAAGTGCTTTATCCCAATCCTTAATTTTGGTCAGGGCATTACCCAAGTTAAAATTATACATAAGTGTCCTCCTAAAATACTATTTATTTTCTGGTTCTTTGCCAGTTATATCTTTTGGCAAATCCTCATTTCCAGGATGTTCTCTTATATAACCAGTATAATTTTTCTTGTTGTAGAAATGGGTATCCTCCAAATATAAATCCTCCCATTGATGTGCATAAACTAATACTTTTACCTGTCTCTTGCCGTTCATAGTCTCTGGGTCATCCCACTCATGAGTAACTATAGTAACGTATTGATCTGATATGAAATCAATATAACCTTCTTCTCCGTCAGGTGTCTTGACTCTCATACCCTTCTCAAGTGACTTGAGTATGTTTTTTAGTTCCAATCTTACAGACTCCGATAGAAAAATAGGTGTACTCATAATTTTAGTAGTGAAGTGGGATTACCAAAATCACCCTTAAGAAATATATTAAATGCTAGTGAGTATCTCTCTCGCATTATTTGATTAGGTGTAACTAAATGTACCAAGGAACTGGGGAATATTACCACCATGCCATCCTTAGGTTGTATTGTCCATTGCTTACTATTATATAGATTTCCTGTTTTGATACGAGGTGCAACCATACAATAAGATTGATCTCTGAATACTAAATCACCACATCTTTCATGTGTTTGTAGATAACAAATACCACTAAACATGCTGTTGCGGTGGGAATGGTCATGTGTTTTCTCTTGGAATTTATGTCTATTAATCCATGAGCAAGTATATGTTATTTCATGACATCTTTCATCAATTCCTAATACTTTCCATACATATTCTTCCACATGATATTGTAACCAATCTTTAAATTTAGGTAATCTATTCAGAACATTCATTTCGAATGTCTGACTACCTTCTCTGGGTGCTTTGTGATACTCCCATCCCTCAATGTCTCTAATAATATTAGGCATTGATGGGTCTTCTGCAACATATACAGGGGATGAGAACAGAGGTAGTATATCAGTTCTTACTGAAGTTCGCATTGATTAGAATCCTATTTTTGTGTTCACTTGGTGAATGACCAGTATGTTCTATCTTGCCATCAAATAATAATAGTCTGTTCGCTTTCGGTTCTACTTGCATATACCCATGTCCTTCCAATGGGTCTCTTAGTAGGGTGTTACCATCACTATCATTAACATAGTATATACACACCCAATGTGGTTCTTTCTCATCAACATGCCACCCATGTCTATATCCATTTGGATTAAGTATTGTCATGTCTGCTCTAACCCTCAAGACATTTCGGGCATTTAGGGCAGATTCCATCATTTCTACTAGGTGTGCAAATATGGGATGTTCCTCAGCAGTTAACCAATGATTAAAACCAAATGCTTCTAGGTCATCATTACCATAGGTTAAAGTTGGTTGCATAAACCAAGGGAACTCCCATGATGTCATGTAATCATGTAGTTCTTTCCATTTGTCATGATCGAGGAAATTATCCTCAATCTTCATGCTTGAGATGTAAGGCGGACGCAATTTCATCTATCAACTCACGTTGTTCATCTGGTAGTTTTCCGAGTTTATTGTACCACTCTTTCTGTAATAAGAAAAGTGCTTTAGTTAATGTTTGTTTGTGCTTTTGCTGTAGAGTCAAACACTCTACTGCTATTGATGTCATGATGCCCCCACATTCTGAGTAATACTATTTAGAATAGTTGATACGAATTCCGATCACTACATTCACACCGCTTAGGACACCAGATAGGAACTGAAATTGAGAGTCTCTTTTTAGTGGGATATGCTTTATGGAATTTCCTCTGTGGTAAGTATAATACATCTCCACGTTTAAGTACAGTATCTAGTTGTATTGTTAGTTCCTCCTGACATGGTACATATGGATAGTCCTCGGTGCTTGGTAACAATGCACTTGCTCTGTTCTCATATACTACCCATCTAGTCTCTCCATCCATCTGCATAATATATGTGGGGCCCTGATCCCAGTGTGGATGAAATGATTTTGCTTGTGGTCTCATACCTAAGTTCATAA